CACCAGCGCCTACGTTATAATCTATAAAAGAAGGTGGCGTGTGTTTATTTTGAAAATTTGCATAAATAACTCTATTACCTGCTATTTCTTGAGCAAAAGCCCTTACTGGAATTTTGTCGTAAACTCTAGTTATTTCGTCGCTTGGTAAAGTTTTATAAGCTTTTGTAGATTTATATTGATAAATAATATCACCAGAAGTGTTAAAAGCAGCACTTTCATTTACTTTTATTGTTTCTAAAACTTTTACTGTTAAACCGTCAGATTCTTTAATTAGTATATCTATTTCAGATATTTTTAAACTACTTGTTAATGAGCCTGTTACGTCTGGTCTTGGTATAATTAACTTTATATCATCAACTTTGTTTTCCATAAAAGAAACAACAGTGCTTCTATATGTGTTTGATAAATCGTCTTTTTTAGGTTGACCATCTTCATCAACATACATAAAATATCCATCTTGTTTTGGTATAAATGCAGTTTGTGTAAAAGGAGCCATTAGTGAATATTCTCCATCTTCAAATTTAAACCTATAACTAAACCTTATAAATAAATCTTTTAAATAATTCTCATCTCCAGCAAACTCTTCATCATAATAAGGATTTGGATTAAAAACTAACTCATCACCAGTTCCAGGATTAAAATTACCAGTAAGTGTTATTGATGTGACTACCGGAGGGCCAGCTGCATAAGAAAAAGTATCAACTGTAAAACCTGTATCAGTTAATGCTCCAGTTACATTATTTACTGTAGATATTTTAGCTCCTTGAAGAGCATACTCGCTATCATCGCCTAATATTTGACCTTGTATGTTGTTTATTGTAATTGTAGAAGTATTACCTGCAGATGCGCTAACAACAGTTGCAGATCCACCATTTGGCAAAAACTTACTTGTTATATCTTTCATGTTGGACTCTAAAACTCCAGTGTTCGAGCCAACTTCTTGAAAAAGCTGCATGCAATTAAACGGGTTATATTTAGCTACAGATATTTGATCTTCAGTAGTGTAATAAGTTCCGTTTGCTAAATTAACATTTATTTTTCTTGGTTGATTTCTGTTATCTGTCCAAAATAAAAACTCTTCTAATAAGTTAATTCCATATATAGGGTTACTTTTTGAAAAATTCAAAAAAGCTCCAGAAACTAAAGTTGTTACAACTCCAGACTCTACGTCATATTTATAAATATAATTACCACCATTTGGCAAATAAACTCTTTCGTCTGTACTTGTGTCTAAATTTTGAGTTAAAAACAAATATATTAAACCGTTGGTTTCATCTGTTAAATGACCTATACATGAGTATTGATCTGTTAAGTTAAAGTCGTGGGCTAAAACATTACCCAAAGCGTTTTCAAGTGAACCAACACTGCTACTTTCCGATCTACTTACTTGTACGTTAACAGCATCTCTATATTCACCATTAGGTACTAGTCTAGCGTCTAAATCTTTGTTTAGTTTACTTTTTATAAAAGTATTAGTGACTTTAGCCATATAAATTTATGATTTTATCCATTTGGATTTACCTCTCATTACTTGGGTAAATTCATCTAGCTTAATATTTGATAGTCTTATTTTAGCGTTTCTTAGTTTTGCAGCTTTTTCTCTGCTTAGTCTATTTACTATGTATTCTGGTTGATTTGACCTTGTTGATATTATAGCATGACTTATATATGCATACATTGCTTCCTCGGCCATTTTAGGCACTCTGGTGTCACTGTCTACGGCTAAACCATCTGATATATAATTAAGCACAATTAAACGATCGCTAAGATCGCTAGAGAAGCTAAACTTATTTTCTTTGTCGTTAATTGTAAACCACCCATTTACTTGAGATAACTCTGGCTGTAAACCGTATTGACCACCTAAAGTTCCAAATCCATTACCAAAACCGCCGCCGTATATATTTGCCCAGTATGTAGTACTGTCTATCTCGTTATTAATTTGTTTTAAATTGTTACTATCCCATCTTTTTTCTGTTTGAGAAGTACCTTTTAAATTATTATTAAAATTTGATTGAGTAGGAACGCCATCACCATCTTGCAATGGCACGGAGTATGGGTTTGTAGTTAATGTAGTAGGGTATATTATATGCTTTATGCCCGCTTTGTCAATCCAATGTATATCAACATAATTAACATAGTCTTGAGGCATTGGGACACTTAAACTTGCAGGTATTGTTAATTCTTGTGACTTAATGCTTTTAAGAGTATCATAACTAAATTCTTGTAAAGCTCTTTTAGCAAAGAATAGCACATCACTTTTCTTTACTTTATTTACTAGCTTACCATCGCCAACGTAAGCTACCATAAAGTTGTCTATAACATCGTTTAATTTAATGTACGAATATGAGCCCCAGTTTTCTTCTACAGTTGAACCATAAGCGTCTCTGTTGCCATAGTTACCACCTTCAGTTGATTTTAACTGTACCACAACGCTTGTGTTTGCTGCTAAATTACCTGCTATTGTAATAACATTGTTAGCTACTGTATAAGCTGAAGTATATTCAGTGTAAGTAGCAACACCAACTGCAGCAGTATAAAGTTTAAAGTTATTTAAAGCGTAGTTTGTTTCTAATGGATTATGACTACCAAAAACTAAATCAGTATCAAATGTACATGTAAAAGTTTGGCCTGTAGCGGCTGGGTCTGCTGACATAAAACCTTGAGCTCCAGCATAATATTGTCTATTGTTTTCGGTTAGTAGTGCCATTTATTAACGTTTTAAGTTTATTTCTTCTTGTTGTGACGCTTGCGCTGCGGCTTGTACTATTTGCGGGTCCTTAATTATTATACCTGCATATTTTAATATTTCAATTACTAGGTTGTTTTGTTCTGAAGTATCTAATTCAAAATCTACTGAAGTAGCAGAATTATAAACATACTGACCTAATGAACCTACTGTAAAACCCCAAGAAGGGTCAGTTGGCTTAAATAAGCAGTTAACTTTTAAAGTTGTCGTAGCTGAAGCTGGAGACACTTTGATTAATAATTGTGGAGTTGTTGCTGGCGCGATTGCGGCGGCTGTTTGTGTTGTGAAGCAAATAGGATGTTCAGCGGTTGGCTTAGTTAGCTTTGACCTTGTTATTTCTGTATAATCACTTTTACTTGTTAATTGTACAACTGACTCTATATTAGAGGGTTTCCCTGTTTGCGAAGCTGGAGTTGTTGCGATAATTTCTCCTAGCTTGTATATTGTTTTAGTACCTGTGTATATAAACCCAAAGTTTGGAGTTGCATTATACGTAAAGTCTGTTTCTTTTTCAAAAGGAAAGAGTTTATATGATATATCCTTAAACATATCAAAAAACTCTGTATCGTTTTGTCTATTACTTTGATTTAAGCGGTTTACTTGGTTTCCATCAGGAAAATAAGAATCAAAAATATCATTTTGAACCTGCACAGCAAGACTATTAAACTCAGCTGGTGGAATATATCCCCGCTGCTCTTTATTTAGTATGTATAATACTGTAGTATATACTGTGTTTATATTTACCGCCATTTTTATATTTTTTAGAATAATAGCTAGGCCACTCATTAAGAGTGACCTATCTACTATATAGTATTACATGTTATTTTATCATTTTCTCTACAGATCTGTAAACTTCTACGCCTTCGTCTGTTTTGAAAAATGCAGCCATAGCTGAATATGGATTTTCATCAAAAGGAACTGTCATTAGTTTTCTATCATTAGAACCCCAATGGAAACTTCTTTGATCTTGAGATAATTTTATTATTCCCATTTCTACAGCTTTAATAGCAACGTTTCTAAGACCTACATTTTCATCATTAGCAAGATTTAAAAATAAAGCAGGATTTTCTTTAGCCATCATCATAAGATCTCTTTTTATTTCTGAAGACTTCATTGAAGAAACTTTTGTTCCTTGTTCTACCCTTACTATTGCTTCTGCTTGTTCTATTTCCATTTCTCTCGCTGCGTTTAAAGCGTCTATTTGAAGCTCTAAATCATCTAAATCTTCAACTGCTTCTACAGCCGAATCAAACTCAGTGTATTTATTACCCTTTAAAGGGTGATATAAAGACAAAAGTTTTTGAAGATTTTGTAGCTCTCTAGGAACTGACAAAACTCCGTCGCGAAAAGTTATATGACCTAATGTTGCCTCACCACTTTGTTCATCAACAAAAGGAGAGTTTTGATTAGTAGCATATCTTAATTCTCTTTGCTCTCCATTTTCTTCGTCAAACCAAAGTAATGGATATCTTCTACTATGCCTTGATGGTATAGTGTGAGTAACAGGAGTGTGAGGTCCTTTAAGTAGATATGTTCGATCTTTTATTTCCCAAGAAGGTTTTTTAACTCTTGGTGTTTCTACCACCTTTGGTGGTGTTGGTAATTCCTGAGGAGCAACCTCAACTTTTTTAGCTGTAGCTTTTTTAGCCATGATATAATATAATTAAATAGTTTTAAAAAAAGTAAAGGATTAGCTGGGTGTATTTCAACCCAGCCAGATCCATTACAATAAAATTGCTTATTTATTAAGCTGCATTAAACAACACAAAGTTGTTAGCACCTTGAGTAATAAGACATCTTTCAGAAAGGAAGTTAACTTCCATTGCATCTAAAGAAGAAGTATAAGCTCCTCCAACAGATCCAGTCAACCAAGACTTCATTCTTCGGTCATCAGTTTGCGAAGCGCGGTAACGCACGTGCAAGAATGGTCGACGAATGTTAGTTCCTAAAACCTGGTCATAGACAGTAGAAGTTCCAGCAGGAACTAAAACACCATCAATGCTTGGCTTAGCAACACCACCTCGAGTTGAAGCATCGTTAAGATATTTCCAATCAGTCTTATAGAAATCATAAGAACCTCTTCGGAAACCTGTGAAACCTAAGTTTAACGCCATTTCTTCAGAATTCTCAAACAAGCCATAAGCTGTTCCACCTTGTGCACCTGCAGAAACTCCAGCAAGCATATCGTCAATATCTAAAGACATGTCTCTGTTTAAGAAAAGCATGTTTTCTTCAATAGCTCCTTGAGTGTCAAGGTTTTTAAGAACATTATCAAAAGTACCTAGTTGGTCAGCTTGAGCTGTTAGTGCCGCAAATCCAGTAACAACGTTTCCGCGTGACTTGATAGCTGCAAATAGACCTTCTGTTCCTTTAGGTACAGCTGCGTTAGCATTTGCTCCTTTAAGCTCACCTTCAATAACAGACATCTCTAAGTAATCTTCAAAGCGTAAGCGTGTTTCAGCTTCAGCTTTCATGTACCACAAGTATCCGCTAGTTCCAGACTCTGTAGCAACTTCTACCCAACCAATTTGAGCTGTATCTGATCCGTTGATCACATACTTGTCTCTAATAATAATAGGAGAGTTATTGTACTGAGTGAAAGCAGGCGTGATGCTTTTTTCACGTAGATCGCTAGATCCTTTAGCGTATTCTGAACCGTAAACAAAAATCTTAAGATTAGTTTTACCAGTAAAGTCTACAGTAGCTCCGTGAAGAGTTGCTTGAGTGTAAGGTCTAACTGTTAAGTCATAGTTACCAGAAGTACCACTAGCACCTACTACTGCTTCAACAATACATTTCAATTCTTCTCCAGTTGCTGGCTCCATAACTACAATTGTTTGTAGTGCTGAAATAACGCCTTGAACTGTTGCTGATTGAGCGATTCTAAGGTTTGTAGTAGAAGTACAAGATACATCTGAATAAGAAACGTGTAAACGATTCTGTTCAGACCATACAACTTGATCAGAAGTCATTGGCATCTCTGCACCAACCATGCGTAAGAAACCAGACAAAGTCCTGTTTCCGTAACGCTCTACTTCTTGTTCATAAATCTCTGGAAGGTACTGCTGAGAAAAGTTTTTTCCATTAGCACCTGTAAAATCCAGGTAGTTGGTCTCCAAAAGCTGTTGCTCTTGAGACGGTGTAATTGAGCCAAATGTTGGGCTCACTGCAATTGCTGCCATAATTATTAATTTTAAATTTTAATTTTCTTAATTGTTAATTTTGAAGAATCATTTGAATTACCGCCTATCACTTTTGCCTTTATTCCATTAACAAAACCATTTGTTTGAGCAGCAGCTCTAGGTTCCGCGCTTGGGTTTTTAGATCCATCGACCACCTCTCGGATTGCGTCGGCTTTTCCTTGTTCGTAAAAATGATTAGCAATAGTATCTACGTTTTCAGCAGCATAAATAGCCTTATGATAACCTTTTGAATCTTTTATTTTACCTTTATTGTCAAAGAACTTCCCGACTAGGTTTGTTATATTAGATTGTTTATCAGCTAGTTTATTTGGATCTTGAACACCATACCTAAACTTTTTTTGACCTACATTGAAATCAAAACCTTTGAAATCAGAGTTAAAATAGTCTTTAGTTTGTTCTACAAAATCATTATGTTGCTTAGATGCAGTCTCCTGCTCCTTCGTGTAGCGATCGAAAAACTCCATAGCTTTTTGTTGCTCCTGAGTTACGCCGGGTCTCAACTTGATATCGTCGTAGTATTTACTCTTAGTGCTTTCCAAAAAGTTTTTTGCTCTTGCGATTTCTTCTTTCATTGCGAGTTTCTTTTTGCGGATCTCTCGCTCCTCTTCTAGTTCTTCATCAAATGAAAAAGAATCTTCCATAAGAAAGTCTACTTCTTCACTATCTAAATGTGGCTTTGTTTGCTTATAATATTCTCTAAGCAATGTGTTATCATCAATATTAGAGTAATCAGCATTAAGTCTCACATAGTCTTCTATAGTTCCACCTGTCTCTTCCATAAAAGAAACAAGCTTTTCAATATTTTTTGGTAAAGGTTTACCTGTTTCTTCAGCTTGCTTTTTAGCTTCTTTAACTTCTTGCTTTACTTCTTCAACTTCTTCTTCTGTTATTTCTTGCAAGAGCACTGATGACTCTTCTTTTGAATCTTCAGCTTGAACGGTGTTTTCCCCTGGTGATACTTGTTCACCCACTTCTTGTACAACTTCGGTTGGTTTATCTGCAACCACTTCTGTTGTTTCTTGCTCTGTATCGGCATTGTTTTCAACTTTCGGTTCAGAAGGTATAACCACTTTAGTTACTTCTTCTTCTTTTTTTACCTCATCTTGAGGTTTTGACAAATCAACTTTTATAACCTCATTGGTCTTGTTTAAGTTTTTCATCTTTCTTTTAGACTTCTTTATTTTAAAGTCGCCTTCTTGTTTTACTGTTTCTGACATAATATAATATAATTAAATAAATAAAAGGTTTATTCAGGACCTAACGAACCTAAATCAAACCCACCTAATTCATCATTACCTTCTGACTCGAAGTTAATAGGTAATAAATCATTTTTTCTTTGGTCAATCATTTCTGATTGTTGAGTTCCTTGTATTCTTGTTCTTTGATCTTTACGATCTTCTATTTGTTTTTCTCTATCTGATTCAACTCCCGCTCTAGCTTTTGCTAATTCCATTTGGTAATTAAACTCTTCAGCCATAAGCTCTCTTTTTATTTGAGCTTCTGTTTGAAGTCTTTGTATTTCAAACTGAGACTTTGCTTGCTCTAGGTTTACTTTTTCTTGAGTAAGCGCTTGTTGTTTTTGAACTTCGGCCATTGCAGCGGCTTCTGAAGCTTTAGCGTTTGCTTGTGCTTGAGCTTGTATATTTTGTTGAGAAGCTTCTTGCTTTTGCTTTTGTCTTTGTGTTTGCTTTAACTTCAAAAACTGATTGGCTAATTTAATATTGTTTATTTCTCTAATATCTATAGCGTCAGCTAAATCTATTGATTGAGTTTTTAAAGCAACTTGTATATTTTGTTCAAGCTTAGCTTTTTCTTCTTCTTCAGGCTCTAGCTCTAAGTAAATACCAAAATCGTGTATTTGTAAATTAATAAGCTCTTCTAAAGTTTTAGTATTAAATGTGCTAATTGAATTTTTTAATGATTCTTGAGTTAAAGGATGTTTTATTAAATCAGCTGCTTTTAAACTTATATTTTCGCAAGTTCTTAATCCTATATATAATAAAGAATCTAATAAGTGTCTTGTGGCTATGTTTGAAGCGTTTGCTGCTAACTTTTGCAAACCAACTAAAGAATCTTTATCTGGCATGCTGCCGTCTCTAGCTTCATTTAATCCAGTTACGTCGCGTATCATTTGTAAGTAATATTGATACGTTCCTATTAAGCTTTGAATTTTAGCTTGACCAGATGATGAAGATAATTCTGAAATAGGTACTTTACCTGGATTCACACCACCTTCTTGAGTAAGTGATCTACCAACTATAGAACCTGTTTGAAAATACATGTTCAAAGCCTCGGCTGGATTGTAGTTTGTTCCATTACCTAAATCAACTTCTGCTAAACCATCCATATCTAAGAAAACACCATCAGGCACTATCCTAGACATAACCTGCTGTAGCTTAAGATGCGTGAGCTGTATCATATCAGCAAATCCTGTTATTTTACTAACTATAGATTCAATACGACCTTTATAAAGCCTTGGTGCAGATATACAATAGTTCATTTTAACCCTAGTAGTGTCAGCATATGGTCTAGTCATATTTTCGGCAAGTTTCCACTCTAGCATATAGTTGTTACCTAGAACTTTAGCTCCTGTATATAATACCTCAATTGTTCTTGTTACTACATCAAAGTTGTCACTTGGCGGTGGGTTAAAACCATCATTTTTTACCAGTGATTTTTCAAGACCTTGGTCTGTTTTCTTTATTTTAAAAACTTGATTATGATATGTTTTATATTCAAAGTACATTACTTGAACTGTGTTTTCATCATAATTACCCCAACCTGTTATATACTGAGAATTACCAGGCATTTGTTGTATCCTTAATAATTCTTCTTTAGGTATATCAGGATATTGTTTTTTAAGTTCAGGTATAGTTATAGATTTTACTTCTCCTATATAATAAACATCTTCAAAGTTTGGATCTTCTGTATAAGAATAAACCATATACGCTGGATCTACGTAATCTATTGTTATTCCTTCTGTTTTATTAAATTGTGTTTTACAAGCTCCTATACCTAAAACAGTTAAATCATAAGCTAATCTACGCTTGGTTTCATCGTATTTGTTTAAATCTAAAACGTTATTTATAACTTCTTCTTCTGCAATTTCTACTTGCTGCTTAAAATTCATTTGCATGTAAAGATCTAGTTCTTCTTTACTAGCAGGAAGTTCTTCTGGATTAGAAGTGTTGAATATGTCTACATTAAGATTTTCTTTAAATTCAGCAAGAACTGGTTTTAAATTTATATCTCTTAAAACCGCTTCTGCATATTTTGTTTTTTCTTGTACAGAATAAGGGTCTTGAGCAATAGTGTTTATTTTATAACCTTTATCCGACATCCCATTAACTACAATATCAACAAACTTTGATACAACAGCAACTGGTTTCCAGTCTAAATTTAAATAAGACAAATCACCGTTTATAGATAACTCATCTTTATATTTTTGTATAGACTGCTCTCCTCTAGCATATAATCTTAATTGGTGAAAATTACTGTACGCTTGAGCATATCTATTTCCTGATCTTCCTTCTTGAAACCATTCCCCTTCTATAGCTCTACCTACTTGAATACCGTAGTCTAAGCTTGCTTTTTCTTCATTGCTAACCACTTGGCTAGGAAAAGAGCTGTTTGTATTAGTTTGGATCCTCATTTATTAAAGTATTTTTGAAATGTTTCCACTATTGTTATATCGTTTAATCCCTAAATCTATAGATTTACGTTCTTTTTTTGCAACAGGTATGTATCTGTTTTTATTACAAGCCATTAAAGCCAATCCGGAACTTATAGATGCGTCATGCTTTGTTCTGTTATTAACATTAAACTTAGCCCAATCATTTAAAGTTCTTTGAAAATACATATCTCCGTATCCAGTTTCTAGTATACCAACATGTGTATTTATATATGTTTCTATAGCAGCTGCGTGAGCTTGCTTAATATCTTCGCTGGTATTAGGTATACCACCTATTTCTCTTTCTGTGGCTGATAGTTTGTTCCAAACTTTATCTGGCCTGTTCATTGAGTAACCTCTATAACCTCTTCTTTTAAAATGATATAAAAGTCTTGGTTTGTTATTCTCTGCTAATATAGGCATACCGTAAAAAACACAAGCCATTAAAACGTCTTCAAAGAATATTTCTGCTGTTTGTGGTCTAGCTATATATTCTAAAAAGAAATGATTAGCGGGTGCGTTTTCCATACTAAACTTAGTAAGACCATGTAAAGCACCATTAGAACCTCTACCGTCTACAGTTCCTGATATGTCATAACTATCACAACCAAAAGCTCCAACGTGTTCATTTCCAGGGTGTTTACTACCGTTTTTTATAATTACTCTATTTTGTAATTCTATTTGCGGTACCCAAGATATATTAAACCTTCCGTCTTTATTAGGTACAAATATTACTCTTGTATCTTTTGTTCCGTCTTCCCATTGAAAACTTCCTTTTGTCACTGCAGAAGAATTATTTATTTCTACGTTATAATCTATCTGCTCGTATATTTTAGTAAGGTTAAACAAAGACTCTTTTGCTTCATCTCTAAAAGCGTGTTCCTCTGTTCTTGGAAACTGCCTGTAATATTCGTTTAAACCGTCTTGGTCTTGTTTTAGTCCTTCTACTTCATTGTTCCAATGATCTATAACGCCTTGGTTTATATACTCTCCAAATACATCTTGTACTTCTTCTTCTGGTGTATCAAATACTGGATGACCGTATTTATCTATAAAACCTTCATAGTTCCATTCCATTGGTATAAACAAAGAATACAAGCCTGAGCTTGTTTGACCATTAGCGTTTCTTTTTTCTACATCGGAGTTGTAGTATATCTTTTTAAAGTTTTCACCTCCTTTGTCTAAAGAGTTTGATGT